TAAGAAATATCCATTTGCTGCTATGATGATGTCTGACGTTCCTTACGAGGAAAAATTAAAATACGCAGAAAATAGATTTAATGGAAAGCAATGAAAACCAAGCCAGACAAACACTCTACGACAATTTCACCAAAGCAATTAATGAAATCAACAAAATCTACGAGCATTGGAGAAAAGGGGGAGAATTTGTGGAATGTAGAGGATGTGGTAGCCTATGCAGAGAAACTTCTGGGGATTAAATTAGATGACTGGCAAAAAGAATATATCAGACATGAAGGAAATACTGTGGTTCGAGCAGGTAGACAAAGTGGTAAATCATACGCTGAAAGTCTCCGAGTTGCCCTTTTTGCCCTACTCAATCCTAAAACATCTACACTCATCATCGCATCAGTCGATAGACAAAGCATTGAGTTACTTGAAAAGGTTAAATCTCAAATTATTGGGCTTGCCAAGAATCAAATTAAAGGGAGACCTACCTTTCATAAAATCGAACTCAAAAACGGGTCAGTCATTAGGGCAGAACCTGCCGGACAGACGGGTTATGGACTCAGAGGGTTTACCGTGGATAAGTTGGTTGCCGATGAGGCGCACTACATCCCAGAGGCAGTATTTGTCGCGGTTCAACCAATGTTGGCGACTACGGGTGGGACGATTGACCTACTCTCAACCCCTAGGGGAAACGTGGGTTTTTTCTACGATTGTTGCCAAGACAAAGAAAACTTCTACGAAATCCACATAATAAGCGCGGACTGTCCTCGTATAACAAAGGAATTTCTCGACCAACAGAAAAAGGCTTTAACAAAACTCCAATATGCGCAGGAATATGAGGCAATATTCCTAGATGCCCTACAGGCCTTCTTTACTAAGGAACTAATCGACAGTTGTATGGTTAAAACAAACCATATAGTCAATGGGAGAAACTTCTTAGGTGTGGATTTTGCAGGCTACGGAGGAGACCAAAACGCCTTCGTTACTCTGGAGAATGCAGGAAAGAGAAGTTTCGTTAAGGGATTTGAAACAACCGAAAGAGTGAGAGCTTGGGAGACAGTCAATACAATTATTCGGTTAAACGAAGAACACAATTACAAAGAAATAGGAGTGGATGACGGAGGTTTGGGGACACCAATCCTAGACTACTTATTAACTCACAACTCATTGAAAAGAAAAACGATAGGTTTGAACAACGCCTCAAGAGCGATTAATATGGATGGTAGGGAAAAGAAACTCCTAAAGGAAGATATGTATGGGAATCTTAAGATAATGATGGAGCAGGGTTTATTGAAGTTTAACAGCGACGACGAATTAATTAGAAGTTTAATGTCTATCCAATTTGAAATAGATAAGGAAACGAAAAGGGTTAAAATCTTCGGAAAATACTCTCATATCACGGAAGGATTGATAAGAGCGGCGTGGTTGGTAAAAAGCAAAGGATTAAATATTATGGCTTTCTGTTAATTTAATGGCACATACGGGAATTTACGCAACGTCAGCAGAATGTATCTTTAAAATGGGTAATGGTTATGACTCTACGAATGTTGATGAAGATAGAATTAACGAGTTATGTTTACAATGTGAGAGTTTTATAAATGTTTTATGTAGAGAAGTTTTGGCTAAAGACGCAGCTGCCTTCACAGCTTTAGACGCAGGGAAGAAATATTTATTATCGGAAACAGTATCTAACTTCGTCGGATTTTATGGGGCGTTATACAACCCTGACGGCTACGGCTCACAGAGGGCAAACGAAAATATAGCGAACACATGTTGGGCTAGGTTTGTTCAATGTATAGGATTATTAAAAGACCAGAAGACAGTGGGGTTCATTGTTTAATGGCAGACCAGTTATTAACAGGGACGACGTTAGTTGAGAAGGAAAGCCGTAGTATTGGGGATGTGCCGGTTGGGGGAATAGTTGCATGGGTGAAGTCTTTAGCAGGTGTGCCTAATCTTGCGGAGGGTTGGGTTGAGTGTGATGGGTCTGTTTTGGCTGATTCTCAAAGTTCTCTTAATGGGCAGACTATCCCAGATTTAAACGGAGATAATAGGTTTTTGCGTGGGGCTTCTACGAGTGGGGCAGAAACAACAGGCCTTCATAGTCACACTACATCATTACAATATAATGGTACTAATCTAGGATTTGATAGTGGGGATAATTCTACAGGGAATAATACAACAACAGACACAATAACAACCACAACAGGGAATCTATCAAATGCATCAAGATTTTACACTAGTGTAGATGAAGCAACACCAAAATCATATTCAGTTGTTTGGATAATGAGGGTACGATGATAAGGTTAGCGATGGCAGAGGGAATAAAAAACAGGAATACAATGAAGAAGAAAATAAACACATTCGCAGGAACGAACTTTTGTTTTAATTTTGTTATACTACAAATAATAATAGGAGCAATTCATGGCGCATGATTTTAAAAGATTTCCGGAACTGACGAACAACCAGATGAATATGTATTATTTCGATAGTCCACACCAACAAATCGCAGAGGACTTCGACGCTAAGGTTGTAAATGTCCACGACGGAGATACAGTTCGTTTAGAGGTTGGATGGAGGGATTTTACATTTCCTCTACGTATGAGCAACTTAATGGCGGCGGAGTTGAATGAGGAAGGAGGAATAAGAAGTCGTAATCACCTCAAGGATATGATAGAAGGAGAGATGGTTGAAGTTGTAATTAATAAGATGAATCGAGTTGGGAAGTATGGGCGTCTTCTGGGGGAATTGAGGTATAAAGGATTTGATGTAGGAGAGCAGATGATAGCGGAAGGGTTTGCTAAAAATCTAAATGAGGAGCAGTTAGGAATCAACGACCTTCTGATTACACTAGATATATAATGGCAGACAATAAAATTTCTTCAATGGTGGTGGGGAGTGAAACCAACACTATCACCAGCTTCGCAGTAGACGCAGCCCAAACAGACGGAGCGTCGGGAATTGGGGAAACTACGTGGCAGAATAATGACTGGGGACAATATCTAGGTTATTTTAACGACATACCAGAACTCAACGCAGCGATTAACGCAAAGGCGACGTGGACGATTGGGAAGGGGTTTAAGGCAGACCCTCAAACAGAAATGCTTTTGGACACAATTAAGGGAAATGGGATGGACACCTTCAACACAATCCTAGAGAATATGGTTAGGTGTTATTATATTGGAGGAGATGGTTTTGCAGAAATTATAAGAGATGATGAAGGAATTTTAATTAACCTAAAACCACTAGACCCTGCCTCAATTAAAATCGTCGTCGGTGAGAACGGAATGTTAAAGAGATACGAACAGACCTCTAAGATAAAAGGGAAGAATCCTAAAACAATTATGCCGGATAAGATGTTTCATTTACCGAGGAATAGAGTAGCCGACCAAATCCACGGAACCTCTGTAATCAAGGCAGTAGAGAAAATCATTTTGGCACGTAACGAATCAATAGACGATTATAAAACTGTAATGCATAACAACGTAACTCCTAGATGGAAGTTTAAATTAAAGACAGACGACCCAGCAGAGATAGCAGCCTACAAGGTAAAAATGGACGCAGTAACAGCGACGACAAGCGCAAACGTCTACGAACCTTTTGATGTTTCGGAATCAGAGTTAATATCAGTTGCACCTAATGCAACCCTAGACCCTAAGACATGGATAGACTCACAGGGGGACTACTTCTATGAGGCGGTTGGATTACCACAGATTATACTAGGAGGCTCTGGGGAGTTCACGGAGGCTTCGGCGAAGATAGCATATTTGGCATTTCAACAGAACATAGAGGAAGAACAATTATTCATAGAGGAACAGGCACTAAGTCAATTAAATCTAGTAATAGAGTTGGAATTTCCTGCGTCGTTAGAGAATGAATTATTGTCTGATAATAATAAGGATGGGGCACAAAACATAGACGAATCGGAATTAAATCCAGCGAGTGAAAATGGTTGATATGGGAGCTACTGAAATGATTGCACAAGTAGGATTTCCTATATTTATTTGTCTGTGGTTTATGTTGAGGACTGAAAAAGTTATTAATAACAATACTAGGGTAATGACAAAAGTGGAGGCGAAATTATAATGGGAATAAGATACATGACAAATAAGAAAACAGGAAAGACTAAATCTTTTAATGATAGAACCTACAAAGAATTACGAGCAAGTGGGAATATAAATAATTGGACAAAAAAGACTCAACAAAAATTTTCTGAAAGAGTTAAGGATAAAGGGGCAACAAGTTACGTCGTGAAGGATGGAAAAAAATACAACGCAGAAACCTACACACCAGAGGCGAAGAAGAAATCAACAATAGAACTCAAAGAACCAATACGTGTTAATCCTCCGACGGCAGTTGATAAGGCAAGTGCATTATTCACAAATCCAATCGAATCCTTAACGAAAGGAACAGAGGCGGGTTATGAAAAACAACTAACGCAGGGAGTCGGAGAGAACATAGCTCGGAGTTTGGGAACAGGGGCAGTAGTAGGAGCAGCAACAGGCGCAACTTTTTCTTATGCATTGGGAAGTTCGGCAGCGACAACAGCCTCTATGACAGCAGGGGAGGTTTCGACTTTGGGATATACTAGATTTGCAGGACAGGCGAGTAAACTAATACCGGGAAAATTGGTAACTGTACCTACATCTTTGAAACCTTGGGAAACTGCGGCTAGATTTGCAACCAACTCTAAAACAGTAGGATTAACCAAATCAATGTTATTAAAGAAAGGATTGCAGGGTTCTCTGGTAGCGTTTATTGTAGGAATGTTTGGGAGTTATCCTATGGCAGCGTGGGCAAAACAGGAAGTGGAAGGTGGTTTGAAGATTAATGCAAGAGACGCAAGAGAAGAAGGGGATTTTGAGACTGCGGAAAAGATGATTGCACTAAGAGAAGAAATGCACAAAGTAGATTGGCATGATTTTACACCTTATGAAAATGTGTTTGAAAAGTTTAGAAAATTCACAGAGGCGGATAAATTAGCGGTTGAATCAGAAAAAAGATTAATAGCGAAGGAACGAGGGGAAATAGAATTTGAAGGTCAAAGTCAGGGAGAACAAATCGCAGCTAGAGATGAAGAACAAAGTCAGAAATTCGCAAATATTGAAGAACAGAAAAGACAAGGACAAGAAGAAGACGAGCAGAAATTCGCAGATATTGAGGCTGCGAATAAAGAAAAAGACTTAGAAGAAATGAGATGGAAGGCTGCCTATTATGCGTTAATCCGTGAAGGAAATTTTGAAGAGGCAGAGGAATTATTAAATTCCCAATAGAAAAGTTTAAATAGTATATATATGTATACAACCTATGGAAGATGAAGAAAAAACAAAAGAAACAAACGAGACTCCTGATACGCCTCCTACTGAATTTGATAAACTTAAAGAACGTAATGATACTTT